CTCTGAAGTATGTAGAGTCGTCAAGCAAAATAGGGCGGTTACCTACAAAGTCACCAGTTGGGCCAAGAGTGCGACTAATAAAACTTGCAGGCCATGTGAAGACTTGATCTTGCGTAGAGAACACAGACAGACGTTCTGTGTTCCACGAATCAATCATTTGGTTGAGCGCCATCAAGGCGTCTTGTGACGTAGCCGCAGAGGGCGTCTCACCTTCAGCAAGCACACCGAGAAGCCGAAGAGCGCGTTCGATTTGTTGGCCAGCGGTGTACGTTGTCATGTTTAGACCTCTTCGGTAATCACTTTTCTACGGCGCTTAACTTCCAGCACGTTCACAGGAGCCGCTTCAGGTTCAGAAAGCGTGTCTGGATTGTAGCGTGTCCAGCCATTTTTTTCATCCATTTCAGCCTCTAAATCCATGGTTGCTATTTTGGCGCCATGAACAGGGTGAGTCAGAGTAATGTTCATAATTTAAGAATGGGGGTGATTAGCCCCCATTTGGTTAGGATGCTACCAATGGAACAGAATACCACTGGGTAGTGGAAGATGCTACCAACAACGAACTGGTAAGGTTTGTTATGCTATATGCACCGTTAGCCGCAACTGCATTGATCGCCCCACCAGTAGCGGGATAAATCTTCAGCGCTCCAGCAGCAGTGTTTTTAACGATAATTACCATACCAGCTACCGCCGTAGGCAAAATCACACCTTTAGTGCCATCTGCTGCCGAAACAACATTGATACCTTCAGCTAGTGCAGCAGCATCGCCTTGAGTACTACCCGCCGCCGCAACAGCAGCAACAGGAAGGCGAATAGCGCCGGTTACGGTCGTAGCGGTTACCGTTTGCAACGCTGACGCGCCGGTAACGGTTACGCTATCAAATTCAGGGTCGCTATACGCGACGCCTACAGCTTTTGTATTAGGCATAATTTTTTTCCTTTAAAAATGAGGGCCGAAGCCCCCATTTAAGTTTAGGCAATACGATACAAAGTCCAAGAGCCTTCGCCGGTTTTACGGGCGAGGAAACGGGCGGATGTGCTTTCTAGCGCAACCATGTTTCCAACCAAAGTCCAACCCGTGCCTGCGGCAAAAGTGACTTGATAAGCAGAATCGACAACCACGATTGCAAACTCAAACGCAGCGTTTATTTTGGCAGCGCTGCTGACATCAGCTTCCAACAAAGCCACGGTGGGCAAAGTTGCAGTGATGTCGGCAGCAGAGTCGCTGGTAAACAAACCATTTGCCAATTGAGCAGCGGTCAAAGTTACGTCAACAGTCAGGGCCGTAGGTGCGCCTTGAACAAACAGTTGTGCTTCACCGACGTTGCCGTCGCCAAGCTGGTAGCCACCAGCACCATTAGGTAATGCCATGATAATTTCCTTTAAAAGATGTTACGAAAAACGGGGCCGAAGCCCCATTAAATTAGCCCCAGATGCGGCAGCCCATTTGTGGGCGGATCGTGCTGAAACCGTACAAAACGTCAATACGGCAAGGCATACGGTCATTGTTAATATCGTACTGGCGCACGATACGCAAAGAAATACCGTTATGGACTGCGCGGGCAGCCATATCGACCCCCATTGGCAGCAAGAGATCAGCCGTTGCGAACGTTATGGCGTCCTTATGGTAGACCAAGTTCTGTGCGTACTGGCTAGATGCAGCGCCTACAAACACAACAGCAGCACCGGAAGCAGGGAAGCTGTCCACGGTGGCCAAAGCATTGGCAGAAGTGTAGATAGGAGCAACAGTCACAGTGATGGCAGTGCTAACAGCAGTGGCGTCAGCCAAAGCTACGAACTGGAACAAAGAGCCAGTGGATTCACGGGTCTGTGGGTTAACAGCAAAGCAACCAGCAACAGTGAATACATCACCGGCTTTAACTGTCAGGGCAGAGCCGATAGTCAAAGCAATGCTGGTAGCGCCTTGAGAAGCCACAGTAGTGGTCACAGAGTTGCCGGTGGCAACGCGAGAGCCAGTTGTGTGTTGCTTGATAGACTGAGACATGTTGATCTCGTCAAAGCCCAACACGCCAGTGCCCATCATGCCGTTCTTGAATTGCTTGCTGATAGTGTCTGTAGGATTGAACAGACCTTTCATGCCTTCAACCAGACCAGCGTTAGCAGCAGGGTTAACGGTAGCGTAACGTGGGGACATCACAGCTGCGTTCTCATTCAGCTTCTGCTGGGCTTGAAGCAAGACCAAAGAAGTAGAAGGAGTGGTGCCAGGAGTACCAACGGTGTTACCGATTGATTTGTACGCATTGGCCACATCTGCATCAATAGAAGATGCCAACTGGCTGATACGAGGCTTCAACACACGCTCTGCAAAGTCATCCAATTGCATGGTCAATTCAGCAGATGTGAAGTTGACACCGATGTGTTTTTGGCTGGCAACGGTCAAAGTGGTGAACTGTTCGTTGTCGTCCTGAACTTGCAGGGCGGCGCCGTCAGTTACCAAAGCGCGGTCAGGTAAACGGATACGCAGGGTTGAACCGATCTTAGCACCTTCAACAGCAAAGCTGTCGTCGTACTGGCGGTTCACGTTACGGGTGATCACAAGGTTGTTCTCAAGGATTTCGAGAGATTTTCTTGTGATCATGTCGATCGTCAGAATACTGTTTGACATTTTAAAAGTCCTTTAAAAAAATTAGCGGTTCTGTGCTTCCCACTTTTTCACTTGTCGTTTGCGTTCGGCCTCAATCCACTCTGATGCACTCATGGACTTGGTAGACCGAGGATCAGTTGTATCATAGGCCGACACTCCAGCGGAGCGTGCGGTGACAGGTGAAATCGGCGCTGGCGCAGATGTCGTTTTTCTAACTGGGGGCGCTGAAACCAATTTGGCCTCAATTTTCCCAATTTCCTTCGCCTGGCTCAATGGCGACATGCGTGAGATGCGATCTGCTTCTTTTGGATTAGAGCCGAGATAGTACGCTAACTCTGGCCCAACGTCCGAAGACTGGATCGTTTCTGCCATCACGTTTGTGATTGGAAGTTTAGGGTTGTAGGCGACTTGTTCAAAGTCGTCGTACTTAGTCCTAGCTTCTTCTTCAAGATCGTGATAACTTTCAAGAACAGCCGATTGCTGCTTGGCCGCTTCACGTTTGGCGATCAACTCTTCTGCCTTTTGGTAAGCCAATGCTTCCGCATAATGCTCAGGGCTTTCAAATTGATCAACGCTGGCAGTTGGTGCAGCCTTCACGATTTGCGTTTCCGCAGACCGATTTGCTTGTTCCCGTTCCCACTTACGTTGCTCTCTTGCAAGGCGTTTGCCAATAGCAGCGTCAAGTTCCTCTTGCGAGAATGTCTTGGCAGCCTGTGTCTCAGCTACTTCCGGCGTACTTTCAGCAACTTCAGGTGTGGCCGTCACATCCGTGGTTGGCGCGGAGTCTACTTCCGCTAGGGCTTGGACTTCTTCAGTCATGTTTTCTGAATCCTAAGATTCCTCGGTCTACTGGGCCGATACAGTTTGTGCCGCTATTATGCGGCAGGAATTTGTTGTTCTGCAAGTTTTTCTTGATAAGCAGCAATAACTGCGGGTGTGTGAATAGATGCGGCAATGGCTTGCACTTTGGCATCTTCAGCGCTTACGTCAGCACCAGGCACAACAACGTGGCGGTGGAATTGGCTACTGATTGCTTTGCCATCTTCAAGAATAGAGGTCTTAGTGCGAACTTGAATGCAGCCGTTTTCAACAACTTCAATTAGATCGACAGATACAATTTTTTCTAACATGATATTTCCTTGTTTCCAGCCTGACCATCCAGTCAGGCATTAAGGTTTCCAGTTGTCCGAACTGGTACGGGTTAAAGATTAGCCATTGCGGTAAATACAGGAACTGGCGTAACTACCGCCGCCGCCGCTACAGTTGCATCTGCGTTTGAGTCTATTGTGAAAGTTGTTCCCACAATTACCCTGATCTGTTTGGTTCCTGTTACACCAGCAATCGTAATGTAGTCCCCAACTTCAAACCCAGTAGCCGAGGCAACAACTAAACTTGTTGTTCCACTTGTGATTCCTCCAGTTGTGGCTGCGGCAGTAAAAGTTCCAGTAACTGTACATTTCCAACCAATAGGGCTTCCAACTGCGGGGTATAAGTTATAAACTGTATCGCCAATTTCCCAAGATGAATTGTCGTAATAAGTAACAGTCGGTTCTTCAGGGCCGTACCAAACTTTTCTTTTGTTGATTCTGTGCGGATATGCACCAGCGCCTTGTGCAAAACTTCTGGTGTACGGAAATACGTTAACGCCTGGATTTAAAAGATCAGGCTCAAATGTATTGTTTTCTAGATAAATTTTTGTATTTCTACCAGTAAACGTAGATCGAATAGCGGTCTGCATATTTGTAAGAGTATTGTTTTTAATTTGAACAATATAGCCACCGTTGTCTGTTCCACCAACATCCAGACCTAATCCGTAAGTAACAACTTGGTTGTCTTCAATAAACAATGGCCCAGAATTAGTACCTTGCCCAACTTCAATTGCGCTGGAAAATCTGTCATTAGCGCCAAGAAAAACGCGATTAGCGCGGACGGTTATATTGCTTCCCGTAGTCACAATGCCCTGACCATTTACTGCCGGTGCATTGATTGGTGGGTTTCGCAATAGATTATTTTTAATTTCTATGCTGTTGCATTGAGAAACTTTAATAAAAGCCAAGGCTCCAACAGCGGTTAATCCACCGCCATCAATAATGTTGTCCGTAATGATGCCGTTTGAGCCAGTTCCGCTAAGACCAATGATGACGTTTTCAATACCCACACCGCCCGTCAGTCCAACAACTATGTTGCCTTGCACTAAGTAATTGGTGGTAGCGCCAATTTCAATGACGTTACCGGCTTGAGCCGCGTTAGCGTCTTTTGTGCAAAGACAATTAATAACGCTGTCATTGTTTCCAGAATCAATGGAATACATTGAATCCGTACCGCCGTTAGACGTTGTATTTATCGACTGGCAATTACTAATGGTCGCGTTTGAACCTTGAACAACTACAGCGGCTTTACAATTTTCAAAATAGCAATTATCAACAACCATGCCGGAGCAATTTGGTCGCCCAATTACGGCTACGCCTTGTTGTCCAGCAACATAAAGACAATCATAGAAATCGCAGTTAAGAACGCGCAAATTGGAGATGTTGTTGTTGTTGCCCCAAATAAATTGGGTAGACAACCCGTAATTGCCTTGATGAAAATTGCCGTTGATAAACGTGCAATTGTCAGCGGTCACTGCAAACATTACTGGGTAAAGTTCATATTCTGAACCCGTAATGGGGATGTTGGTGATGGGGTCAATTGGCTGATAGGTACTTTTAAACGCAAGATATTGTTTGTTTAAATCAAACACCACGTTGGCAGAACTTGCAATTATTGTGTTGGCAATCACATAGTCGCCTGGAGGAAAATAAACAGTCCCACCGTTAGACGATAAAGAATCAATTGCCGCTTGAATAGCACCAGAGTCATCCGCAACACCGTCACCAACAGCGCCAAAATCTTGCACATTGACGACTGCGCCAGCAATCATTGAATTGGTTACTTTTGTGAGGGCCATTTTTATTCCTTGCTTTCCAACGTGGCTACTTTTTCATCACCTAAGACTTCTTTTACTTTAGCTAAAACGTCAGCAAGCGATGTTTTTCCGTAAGGAAAACTATTGTCGTGGATAAGGTCAGTAACGCCTAATTGACCGTTAACGTCCCAATAAACACGCATTGAGGGTAGCCCATCATTTCGCAGAAAAATCTTTGTTGAAATAATTTTCCACATATTTTTCCTTAAACAGAATAGCAACCGCTAAAGTCAATGTATGTCAAAGCAGTAAACACATTAGCAGCAGTTTGATTTGATACTGCAAGAGCAGCGTTGTAAGTTATACTGACATTTGTGGAATTTATGTACCCATAAACTGCTGAAAATGCTTGTGCACTACCACCAAGTTGTATGCTTATAGGATGTGCATCAACAGCCGTAAAAGGCAAACCAGACACTAAAGATGTTGTCCCAGTGCCGATTGCATTTATGTAAAGTGTGCCTTGAATATAAACAAGCCGACCCACTTTAGTATATCTACCAGTTTGGGCTAAGTATGTTGCTGTTCCACCAAGAGTGGGTGTCCAAGTACCTTCTTCATAGTCAGCCAACAACTCGCTTGTGCCTGAACCTGATGTGGCAGAAAAATCAATTCCTTGACCGCTTGCAACAATAAGATTGCCTGTGGTTAAAGTAACGTCAGTAAATCGCCCTGCCAATGCAGTTGTAGCACCAATAGACATATTGTTAATGGTACTAGCTGTTGCAGGATTAAGCGTTACGGTGCCTGTACCTGTTGGGCTAATCGCTACAGCAGCGTTGGCTGGCGTAATGTTGGTGGCCACAGAAAGTGTAATGTTATCGCCGCCGCCACCACCCAAAAGCATTTGCGTTGTGCCGCCTGAATTTTTAAGCGCCAAGCCACCGGAGTTTGATGCTTGCACTGTCGCAGTTGTTAGGCTTAAAGCGGCCATTGCTCGGCCAGCTGTTAAATCAGACACGGCCACTTTAACCGTTGCGCCAGATTGAACAATTGGCAGAACCTCGGTTCCCGCTAATGGGGTGGATGCTGCGGTCAGCGCGGAAATCTTTTTATCTGCCATGATGATTCCTTATCAGTTGTACAGAATTTCAATTAAAGAAGTAAGAGGCGGCGCTTGAGTAAATGTCAAAGTACCGCTTGACACAGAATATGTGTTTCTATTTTGATATACACCGTTGATATAAACGGCAACCACATTTCCTGAAACGGCGTACGCAACAGTTGATCCATTTCCCGTGTAATTTATTACAACAAATGCGCCAACACCAAAAATATTGTCGTATGTTGCAATCAATACGTCATTTGCATCTTTTAATACAAATTTATATGAAACAGGCAAAATCCAAATTTCACCACCACTAGGCACTCGACCAGCAGCATCTAACACAACAGGGTTAGTGCGAGCAACATTTCCTGCGCTAGTTGTATAGCTAGTTAAAGGAGTTGTTGTGCCAGCCGCATATGTGTACAGCTTACCGCCAGTCAGAACAGCGCCGGTGTTGGTGAAAAACTGGGCCGCAACACCGCCCACTGGAGATAAAAATACGGCCATTTAGGTCACTCCAAAAGAATTTGCCCACCGTCCTCTTGGACGAGATTTTCGCCAGACTCGGTGAGAAGGTTGCCGACCGATGCGCCGCTATCTAGCGTGCCTGAAAACAGCGTGACAATGCCGGCTAGGCCAATGGCCACCGAATTGCGAAGGGCGACACCAAAACTCATTGCTTATTGATCGGTTTGCAGTACGCAGTGCCGTCTGTGCTACCAATTCGTATCACACTGACACGCCAAGGCGAGCCGTTTGAACTGAGTGTCAGAACAAACGGGATAGGTGTAAATGCAGGGATCGGAGTGCTGGCACTGGTAGCAACAGCACCAACGCCCACTTCAACATAGCAAGGCACTTCGCACCAAACCAAAACGCCTTGAGGGCCAGCGTTCCATGCGGTTGTGTTGCCTGCGCTTGCTCCAGCAGTTGCGGTGTAAGCGGGAAAATCCGCTTTGCTCATTGGGTTGAGAAGTTCCAAAATGTTCTCCTTTAGAGATGTCTGGCGAATGCGCCATGATACTTAATACGGGCTTCAGTTGCAACAAGATCAGCTAACTCTAAGTCATCAAACCGTCCTAAATTTGTTTGGCGCCCATCGATGCTTAATTGTACAGACCACTTACGTTTGGCATTACACCAACTTACGTTTTTGCAACCAGACTTATTGGTTGGTCTAAGTTGCATGTTTTGCAAGTTTTGACGCCATGAAGCAGGACGCAAATTTTCAATCTTATTGTTTGCGCGGTTGCCGTCAATATGGTCAATTACTTCTGGCAACCAACCATGGTGCATCAAAAATATCATGCGATGCGCGTTTTGGCTGGTTCGTTGATGGCTTATTTGAATGTACCCTGTATGGTGCAAAGTCCCTGCTTTTTTACCATTTTTGCGACGATACAACACTCCGTCTTTATATTCAAAGACCGATAAGAGTGTTGCTTGGTCAAGTTTCATGCAAGGAACTTTAACTTATAGAGGGTTCTTAGATAAATCTCAACGATATTATCTATCAATTGTTGCAGTGATGAATCAGATTTATCACACACATCGTAACGGGCGGCTTCAATTTCAGCAAGCGAGTCCTGCAAAAATTCAGTAATGTTGGCCGTTTTCTTAGCCGAATTTAAGGTAATTGGGCCAATCAGACCGTACCGGCCTTGGTAGGCTTCGGCAAAGTCATCAGCCGCACCAATGATGCGGTTGTAGAAGATGTTGAGCGCTTCGTGCTTGCTAAAGCTGCGGGTGTTCAGGTGTACGGAATGTGCAACATCCCGCGCCAAGAACAGCAAGCCTAAAAATTCATTTGCTTTCATTGTGGCATTCCCATCTGTTGTTCTGGTGGCATCATTTCCATCGGCATAGATTCCTCACGCATCTCAGGCATCTGGTTGACTGTGTTTTGCGACTCCATGGCCGCAGCGACAACACCCATGGCAATGTCTTGGATCTGCTCTTCAGTCATGCCAGCCTGCACAGCGGCAATTCGCTTGGTTTCGGCGTCATACAGTTTGATCTGAGCCTCAAAGTCCTTGCGCTCCAAGTCCTGCATCTCAATGGATTTGCCGACATTCTGGATCATCTGGTGCATCTGCTCCATCTCGGCGCCCATGGCCTGAATCTGTTGCTGGGCCGCCTGCAATGCTGGATCGTCCTCGCCATCCGACAAGAACTTGGGATCAATGGTCTTGGCAAAGCGCTTGGACATTTCCTGTGCGCCAGGCCAGTCCATGTTCTTAACGAACAAGTCACCAGCCACTTGCCACAGTTGGGGATTACCCTGTAACAGCTGCGCCATGGCTTCTAACGCCTCTTGGCGCTTGGTTGCGTAGCCTGGGCCAGTTGTGGCCACCACATCGTACTTGCCAACGCCGGGATTGTAGATTTTTTCAATCACAATACCGTTCTGATCCACAATCTTATTGACTGGTTCAGGCTGGTCAGGGTTAATCTTGACCATCTTAGTCTCGCCGTCTTCACCAATGATGCGGGCAATACGCTGTGTGTCGTAAATCTTGGGAATCAAGTCCACCAACTGACGGGCCACATGGCGCACGGCACGGGTCAGGTTGTCACCATAGTGGTAAGTACCAACATCACCCTCACGCTGACGAGCCAAAATGGCTTTACCAGAGCGTTCGTTCGATCCCATGCCGAGTGAGGCATTGTATTGCCCAGTTGTAGACTTAATGTCCTCAGATGCGCCTGCCTTGGCCTGCAATAGACCGCTAGAGGCCATTGGTGGCTGCGCCCGCTGGGGTAGTGGCAAGACTGCACCTTGGCCGTCTGTAACGTCAGGATTGACCTCAAGGTACGGCCAGTTGTTTGTGTTGGCTGTCTTCCACTTGTCTTCATAGCCCTCAAACTGGCCACCATAGCCAATGAACGGAGCCTTGGGAGCCAGAGCCAGCATCTCAGCTTCTTGAGACACCCAGTAGTTGTACATGCGCTGGGCATCTTTGGCGTTACGCACAAGGCCAGAGACATACAAACGGCCATCAACCTCAAATTCATTGCCAACAACACGGATTACAGGAATCCATTTGCCAGCCCACTCTTTTTGTTCAAGGATTTCATAGCCGTTAATCTTGCTGTACATCACCCGTGGGCGCTCAGACTCACGCGACTTGAT